ACGGCTCCTACTGCTGGTAGCAATATTCGATTAAGTGCAACACTTGGAGCCAGCTATGGCGGTAAAGCGGCAACTGTTCAAATTAGTTTTTCTAGTACGTTTGGTGGTAAGACCACACCTTATACATATTAAAAGTTAATTACATGAAAAAACAAGAAATAGATCAAATCCTAGATCTGGCCGCATCTGGCCCTAGTCGTTGGGAACTAGACAATATTACGTGGCATGATCGTCATAGCAATCCCGAAACTCTATTAAATTTTCTTAATAGAATTAAAATGTTAGCCGACGATAAAAATTCAACTGCTGCAGAACAACAAGAACTTGAAATATTATTGGATCTTGCCAGTGAAATGGAACAGGATGAATGCGAAGAATTACTCAGTAATGATGACAAAATTATTCGTCAACACTTTATAGAAAATCTTGCTAGACAAAGTGCGTTAGAGGTGTTGTGTAATGACAAAGTCAGTGTAGAAACCATGCGCACTACCTGTAAACTCAGTCCTGGGGATTTTATTATCACTGCTAAACGCACACAAGACCTAATTAATTCTATTCGAGAGTTGGTTGTACAAGGAGAAACTCTTAGCAACAATGTGGCAGGGGCATGAAAAAGAGCGTATTTGACAGCAGTAAATGGATTATTAAAAAAAGCAAATTAGCCATACTAATTCCTACTAGAGATTTCCTTCATAGTGCTCATGCACAGTGTTTAACTGAAATAGTAAAACTCAACACTATGAATGGGCTAGATACTCAGGTCATTATGGATGCCAGTACAATATTGCTGACACAACGAGAACGATTAGCAACATTTGGGTTGGAAACAGGAGCAGAATATCTGCTTTGGTTAGACAGCGATATTGTTGCACCGGCAACTACTGCACTAAGACTGCTTGCACATAAAGAACCTGTAGTGGCTGCTAATTATATTAGAAGGCAACTACCAGCCAAAGGCGTTGCCTATGAAACCATAGGCGATTGGCAAAATCCCCTGCCTTTTGAAGCTAGAGATGAATTGGTTCCTGTGGAAGGCGTGGGCATGGGATGTATGTTAATGCAAGCCGATATATTTAATACCATTCCTAAACCGTGGTTTGAGTTTGGTTGGAGTCCGGAAAGCAATGACCATCTTGGGGAGGATATGATATTGTGTCAAAAAATAGCACAAGCGGGATATACTATTAAAATTGACACTAATCTCAGCATGGAATTACGCCATCTAGGAACATGGGCATTTGGACCAGATTTGATCGATTAAATTAAATCAAGTATAACTTCTAATTTGGCTTTAATAGTTTTACTGGCAAAACTATTTTTGACACCTTGGTGCAATGGTTTCGGCCACATTCCATAATTGCACCAAGCATAACCTTCGTGCTCGTCATTTAGTGTAGGAATGAATTCTCTATCGATCAACAACACATAGGTGTTGTATTGAAAATTTTGGTCGTTGCTGGTATATAATTCCAACGGCACAATTTTTCTTATGGTAGGAGTACGGCCTACTTCTTCTTGAATTTCTCTAATTAATGCATCTACGGGTGTGAGATCACTGGGCTCTTTTTTACCACCTACAATTCCCCATGTTCCAGCAGTTTTTCTATGATTTCTTAGTAAAAATAACAGTCGATGAGTGTCTTTTGCCAAAAATAAGCCACCGCTACAAACAATCTGATTCAAAGCACTAACCTCCATAATGCTTTGTCGTATACTCCTTCAAAGCTCTTACTCCAGGTGTTGTTATTCCATTTGTACTGAACTCCGGTATATGAATTGGTTATATAAATTACATCAGTAGCATTAGAGGAATCAAAAACTGTTGTCCATTCGCTACCATCCCACTCTATAATATCGTTGGCATGCAATTGGGGATCTGAACCGTCGCTGTTTTTCCAAGCATCCGGCCCATCATACCCAGGATTATTATAGTGGCTGTTGACATTGATATCTTCTAGTATAAGATACCTTGTTCCTGCTCCGCACCCAGAAGGATTAAAAGTTTCTGGATTCACTATGGCATCAATACTGCCTCTTCCCGCAATAATAGTATTAGTAGGGATAGTATCAGGGTCGATACTTAACAACATTCTACGCTCATCTACTGGATCTAGACTTATATAGGCCACTACTTCTGTGTTATCATCTTTCTTTAATCTAAGCTGGCTAAGACTGGCACGGAAACTTCCTGGATATTGATCCAACACAGTTCTCCAGGAATTTTGATAAGCAGGTATTGTAATATCTAAAATATCAGTTTGCCCATTACGAGAAATCAGTGTAGCAGTATTGTTTAACACCAGTAGATCGTAATCGCCTGGTGTAACTACAATATTGGTTAACGTGTCCCCTAACGATGCTAGTACCGCATCAGCATTGCTGAGATCATCTCTAATAACTCCCTGATCTGTGCTAAATGCTGTAGTAATAATTTTAGTGATAATACCCAACTTCTTGACTTTGACCGGCGGTGTAATCCATACATGAGTATCGAATACCATGTTTAAAATGTCTATATCTTGTTCTAAACCTTGGGGAACCGCACGACTAGTCCATGTTTGACTTTTAAGAGTCAACACACTGATACTGGTCCAGTCAATATAGTTGTCAGTAGTTTGCAATTCTAAACTGGGATTGAACAGCACAGAGATCTGTTCCCATAGCTGTAGTTTTTGATCGGTATTAGTAGTCCAAATATCGGCAGAAAAGTCAGCTAGATACGGCACAGGCATCATACGCTCTACAGTATAATTACTACCTTGTGTGTTAAGATATTGATTACCGCTAGCATCTACTGCACGTTCCCTGATATTTACAGTGTTAACAAATGTGGGTTCCTGCATTCTAGCACGATCATATTGCAAATCCTTAATATAACAAGCAATAAATGGCGCACTGGGAATGGTATTCTCAGTGTTTTTCTTTAACAAATTGGCAACCTGACGATTCATATCACCATATCTTACTGGGACACGGGTCAATCTCCCGCGAGCATCCTTCACGCTGAAGTTGCTCATTATACGCATAAATTGTGTCAGGTATCTTTTGACCTGACCGTCGTAGAAAAAATCACTCATGTTAGTTGTCTGCCTTGGGGCGTAATGCTTTACTTAATGCTTGTCGTTCCTGAATTACTTCACCATTGATAGTAGCTGTGTTGGTATTGTTGATAAATGACATTTTTTGTGTTTGACGTACCTGATGTCCGGTATAGGTACCACTGGCGGCATCTTGATTCCCTACATTAGTTAGTGTCATACGTACATTGTCTTCGAATTTGATCCAATGTCTGCCGTCATATCTATATAATCGATTGGGTAGATAATCTGTACGAAGAAAAAATTGTCCCGATGTAGGAGTTGCCGGGAACGAAATACCAAACCCATAAGCCGAACCATTAGGAGGAACTCCATCACCTTGCAAATATCCCAAATAATAATTGGTGTTGGGTGTTTGCAGTACAACACTAGCATCCAATATTGATAATTCGGCACTGGCATCGGCATACTCTATGCTAGCATCGCCAGTATTTTCTCTATTATTTTCTCTTGTAGGAATAACGTATAAATTTTTAGTATCAAATCCGCTAGCCGGTGCGTCTTTTTCTGCTTCGGCAATGATTTGATCATTGATTTCTATGCTACGTTGATATGTACTGAGTAGATCTCTCAGTGTGCTACCATTGCTCGCACCAGCATCACTGTCTAAAATTTCCTTGAACTCTTGACTATCTATCAATGGAACACATTTGGCACGAAGTAAATGTGGATACCAAGTTTGACTAAATCCCGCAGCAGGACGACTGACATCTTGTATTACATAAAATCGTTTCAATGCCACTACACTGTCATCCAGCGCATATTCATCTTTAAGGTGAGGTAATTCTATTACATCCCCTGGCATGACTTTGCGTTGAATAGCATCCACAGTGCTGCGCAGATGAAAATGAATCATAATATTATCATTCTGCAGGAACAGTCCAAACTGACTGAGGTTAAAATCCAGGTCCTGCATGGTATAGATACAGCGCATGACATACACATCTGGGTCATAACGTCGATCTCTATTTTCCATGAAAATTAGATCTTGTATACCTAATTCTGGGATAGAATTGGTATTTACAGGCACCGCTGGAGTGCTTTCTCCCTCTGCAGGATCAACTGGGCCTAGGTATTTGTGTAGGTAAACATCAGTTCCGCCTACTTGAAATTCTTCATTGATAATGCGATCTAGAAATCGAAAATCTTTTCCTTTCTCCGGACGG